TCCACCAGTTGCTACGGTCATTACTGTAGGTTCCCCACCAGCCCCGAACCCAATTAATGAGCCATAAAAGTTAGCCATTACGCATCATTCTCCGCGTCAGTTGTGAAGAAAAGTTTAACTCCTAATAACCTAGCATCTCCTGCCATATCATCGTTACCATCAGATACATCTCTATAAATTCTAAAAAATGTGGCAGTATCTACAGCTGCACTAGCGATAGTTAAATTACCCGATAATGAGCTAACAAGCATTTCCTCGACTGCACCTTGTGCATCGTCTGTAACAACAACAGCAGTTCCATAAGCTACATCAATGGTTGAATTATCTGGGACACTAACTCCTTCTAATCCCCAAGCAACACCAGTAGTTGCTGCTAGTCCTGCCCACATTATCTGAAATTTTACAACCCCTTCATCCCAACTTTTAGGAAAAGCTATTTCAAATTGTGCTCCTTCATCTGCATCTTTATCAAAATCAAGCACGTGCATATCTGGTCTACCAGCAGTAGTTTCAACTACAGCTATATCAGCACAAGGATTAGAATTAGTAGGAGTCATAGCTTTTGCAGGAATCCATATAGTTTGTAGACCGACCGTTGCTCCATGAACTAGATCTAGCACTCCCTGAACTGTATCCTTCTTTGTATTACCTGAATCTGTTGCATCTCCGTGAAGGAAATAATCTGAGGCTGTTACCGTGGCATCTGTGAAATCTCCTACAAACGCATCCTTCATTAATGTTTCATCAATACCACTTGCTTTTGTATACGAAGTACAACGATAATCACCAGCAGCAAATTCGATAAAATCCGCTTCATCTCCAGCAGCGGTTACTATATTAGCACCACCAGGTAGAATCAAATCTGAATTATGGGTTAAAGTACAAGCTCCATCAAAATGAAGTTTAATTTGTGTTCCAGCACCACCAGTGGTATTAAAAGAAGTAACCGTGGCTGTGCCAGTAACATCAAAATAGTTACCATCTGTTAAGAGAGGTAATGCAGTAGCAGATGCTACATCCGAACCTTTACTCCATTGGATTTGTGCTCCGTTACAGTCTAAATCCCCACCTAGTTGTGGAGTCGTATCTTCAACAATATTAGATATACCACCAACTGTTAATGTTCCACTAGCATCTGGAAATGTAAAAGTTCTAGTAGTATCAGCCGATATTCCTGAACATTGAAACTGAGCTTTCTTCGTAGAAGTACTATCATCTTGTAAAGTAAAATTATCGTCATCTATTGTGGTTACAGTTCCAGCAGTTATACCAGTTATTTGACTTTGAATGTTTGAAGATGCTCCATTAAGATAACCAAATTCAGTATTACTTATAGTTCCATCATGAATCTTAGTGGCAGCAATACCAGCACTTCCATGAATATCAGCATTGACTATAACTCCTGTAGCGATTGCAACTACACCAGCATTACTGATAGTTACATCTCCGGATACTGCTACATTGTCAAAATCAGTTCCATCTGCAACTAAGATATGAGTATCAGTAGCAGCATACGAGTCATCGAAAATAGCTATCTTAGCTCCAGTTACCGCGTCATCTGCTATTTTAGCTGTAGTAACTTGTCCTGCTGCAATATGAGCTGTATCTATACTACCATCCGTATAGTGCTCTGAATCTATGGCATCATCAGCAATTTTAGCACTTGTGATAGCATCCGCAGCTATCATGGCAGTCTCTACTGCTGTATTAGCTATTGTCAAAGCTCCAGCAGAACTGATAGTAGCATCTCCTGAGAGAGCTACACCAGCGAAGTCTGTACCGTCAGCTACTAATACAAAACCCGATGTTGCAATAGCAGCATCATCTAGTAAATCTAACTCATCTAAGGCTTCCTGGGCCATGTAGAATGCTTGTTTACTATCTGTATCTAAGTCAGACTCAGATAAGTTAGAGCCATCTACATAATCTACAAGTCTAGAACTTTGACTCGTAGTTCTCTTGATTAAAACTACCTGATCTGATGTAATATCAGCAGGGTCACTTACTGTAACTAAGCTATCGTTATTCCAAGTAAAGGTTGCTGTCGATCCATCTACTGTAACGGCTACATGAGTTCTACTTATAAATGGAAATGTTACAGCAAACTCTTGTGTATCTCCTGAAGCAACATATCTTACACTTGAATTAGCCATTTATTGTTGTCCTTGTGGTTGTAATGAAAATAGATTATTAGTTTGAAAGCCTGTAGGCACTTCTTTTAATATTTTACTATGTTCACCTCTTATAGTATTTGTAGCACTTCCTACTAATAATCTTCTAAATGTCTCCATAGTAGCTTTTTTAGCTTTCTTTCTATGTTCTTTTATAAGTCCTTTTAAAATAGTTCTTTGAATACCTTCTGGTATTTTATTAAAATTCTTAGCACTAACTAAAGGTTCAATCAGTGCTTTATTTAAATCAGTCCAACGATCAATAAAGAACGATTTTTCTTCATCATTTAGAGTAATTCCATTTACTTTATTAATACCTGAAGGTTGACCGATAGTCATCTCTAGTTCTGCTAATTTATGTATAAGAGGACTTTTAGAAGGACTTAAAGGAGGATTAGGATTAAACATAACATTCATCATATTACTTACAACTTGGAAAGGCTGAGTATCAAACTCATGATTAGTTCCTGGAAAAAGTACAGTTTCTCCTGCCAAGTTTTTAACTGCTTTTCTATCTCCATATCCAGGTGTTACGCTTCTTAGAGTTTCTTCAAATACATTACCAAGTTCTTTACCAAAATCTCCTAAAGATTCTAAATCTGTTTCTTGAAGTTTTTCTGCCTTTTCAGGACTTAATCCTGTAGTAAGATTACGTCTAAAACTAGAATAGAAGCTAGTCATAGGATTAAAAGCTGTATATATTTTCTCCCCTGTCTTCCGAGCTTTGTAACCTAAACTACCTTCTCCAGAAATAATGTTAATCATTTCAGAGAATCCTTGTAAATAATGTCTATCACTAAGTAATCTGACTGTACCTGCTGTACCTGCATTTAACATATCAAGATACTTTTCGTATAATTCTCCAGAAAGATCTTCTTCTTTATTGTATCCTGCTAGATTCATTGAGGCTTTAGCAATAATAGCCATATTAGCAGCACCACCTAACATAACTCCTAAAGGATCAAATCTATCATATTTCTTCCAGCCATCTCCTGAATTACGACTATACCAATTCGGACCTCCCATAGCTTGTTCTAGTGTTTTTCTTAGATTAGGATCTCTAGGAGGAGCACCAGTTACATTACCATTAAAAGCATAAAGTAGAAGTCCTCCCCACATGATTCTTGAAGTTGCAACCTTAGCTTCTGCTAGTTCTCTAACAGCTTTAGGAGCTTCAGGACTTAATTCTCTTTGTAAAGTTTTGTTCCATCTTCTTAATATAGGAGTTCTATCCCAAGCAAAGCCTAACAGATTAGCAGGAGTTTGAAAGAAAGGAACAAATACTCTAGCCATTCCTGTTGGATCTGCATCTAATATACGTTTTAATTTAAGTGCTAATCCTGGAACGTCTCTAGTTTTACCTGTAATTTTATCTTTAACTGGATGACTAGCTAATTTATTAGTATATGTATTCTTAGCAGCAAAGCCTGTAGCTTGTTCAGTAATATCTTTATGTTCTCCTATATCCTGCATTATCTCTGCATATCTCTTAGTAATAGCAAACTTATCTGAAACTGTTGCTCCATCTAATCCTACTTCAGTATAAGCTTTTCTATATGCTAAGGCTTTAACTTCAGCTCGATAATTAATAGCTTTAAACATTTCATCAGCACGAAGGAGCATCCTACCAGGAAAATTAACTACACTACCAAGTACATTAATAGCTTGACCTAAAAGCCCTCCAACTCTCCATATTTCGGCTGATATATTTCTATCATGAGGTCTTATTAAATCTTGTTTAATGTTAACTGTAGGTTCTAAATCCCATGATTGTTTTGCTAATTTCCATAATTCAGAGAAAGATCCTAAAGTTTCCCAATATCCTTTAATAAGTTCTTTAGCTTCCTGAGCTGAAACATCTCCTCCTCTTTTAATAAAACCTGCATAGGACCTCTCAATAACACTAGCACCAATAGCTGTAGTATTACCTAACATATTTATTTCAAATGTTTTAGGAGAAGAAAGAAGGCCATTAATATAAATTTCTAAAGCAGCATCTTTAGTTCTTGTCCCCTTCCCAGTATTCATAGCTTTAAGTCTAGCTTTAAGTTGAGCAAGAGTAGCTTTTCCAATCTCTTCTAGTTCGCTCTGAGTAGCTAATTCTGTAACCATTTCTAATAACTCTTCACGAGTCAGTTCTTTTTTACCTATAAGTCCTAAGCGTTCTTTATGCTTACGAATAGCTTCTTTTAATTCTAATTCTTTAGGAGTTTCTTCTATTTTTACTTTAGGTTTAACATCTTTCTTTTTAGTTAACAGAACCTTAGAATATTCATTATTTAACTGTTGTAATCTTAATTCTACCTTAGCTTCTTCTGGCAGATTCTCTTTATATTCTTTAGTTACTCTTTTAAGTTGTGCCTTAAGATCAGTTATTTCTACAGGTTTTAGTTTCTTAGGCTTAGTTATTCCTTTTTCTGCATCTAGTATTTGTTTAGATAACTTTTCAAACTCTTTACGAATAGCTAATTGCTCTTTAGTTGGAGTAACCTTTTCTCTAAGTGTTGCTCTGTCAAATTTAACTTGTTTTATCTTTTCTTCTAATTCTCGTATTTTAGGAGAAGTTACAGGATGTCCAGGTTTTCCCCTTTCAGGAGCTTTCTCACTTCTTAACTGTTTCTCTAACCTTTTAATCTTTGCTTCTATGAGTTGTGTGGTAGATTTTTTAGTAAACTTCTTTGCAGCTCCTCCATGAAATTGAGTCGTAATTACTAAATCATCTACATTCTTTTTAACTACATTCCTACCTGCTTGTATGATAGAAATTTCAGGAGGTTGTTTAACAGCAGCATTTAAAGCTATGAAATTAACAGCACTTTTACTTTCCTCTGTAGGAACTAGTTTCTGATGTGCTCTAAGACCGTCTGAGTATGCTTTACTTAATTCCCCTCCTGATGCCATAAAGTCATAAGCTAGTTTTTGATAGCGATACATAGCATCTTCATGAACTTTTAAACCAGTAGCACCATAAGATTGGGAAGATTTAAGAGATAATGCTTCCATTCCTGCACCAAAAGCTCTGCTTACTCCTATAAACTTTATACCTCCTCTAACATCTAAAGCTTTTTCTTCAATAACTCTAGATAATTGTTCTTCTGGTATATTAGCTAAATCAGCAAGTCCTGACATAGTATCGAAAGCTTCAGTAGGAATAGGTTTTCCTTTAACAAACTCTTTTACATCTGCCCTAATACTTATAAATTGCATAAGGTTAGCTATTTCTTTATCGGGAATTTTTGTAAAATTCATAGATTCTATAACACTAAGATCTAAGTCTTCTACTTTTTCTCCTCTTCCCCATCTATGGATTATATCCATAACATCATCTTGTTTATCTGAAGAGAGTCTTTCCCAAGGTCTTATATAACCTGTTTGTTCTTTTTTAAATTTTTCTTTAACAGCAGGTTTAATATCAGGAAGGTCTTTAGTAATAGTATCAAGTTGTTCAGGGGAGGCTTCTTGTTTAACCTTATCTACTCCATCTAGATATTCATCTGCTGTTTTCTTGGCTGTTTCTTTAATTTCTTTTAAAGGAACATTGTCAGCAGTTTTAGGAATAACTTTTTCTTTTACTCCTTTGGCCTTTCTATAGAGTCCACCTACGCCTCTAACTAATTGATCTACTATAGCTCCTGCTATAACACCGGAAGTTGCAGCTTTAAGTCTAGCTTTAAGTTCTGGATCACTGTCATCTTGAGCTAAGTAAGCCTTTAAAGCTGATCCTGCCATGCTATCATTTGAAACAGCTCCAGTAGCCAATAAGAAATTAGCTACATTAGGATCTTTAGGATCAAAGGCTGTAAAATCGGATATAGCTCCTGCTGCTGAAGCTGACATTAATTCTCCAGCTTTAGTTAATCGTTTAGACTTGGTAAATATACTACTAGCTTTAGTTAATATGTTTGCTGCTTTCAGTCCTCCACCTATAGCTATATTAGCAGGAATAAATAAAGGTAAGAATTGACCAAATCCTTGAGCTAAATTTTCTGATGTAGTTTTAGGAGTAGGAAGATTCCAAGCGTTATCATCTATTAATCTAAGAGTTTGACCAGTTTCTTCTATTCCTTTAGCAGCTCCAATACCTATATGTTTACCAAAGTTTAAGACACTACCAAAAATACCAGTATCATCATCATTAGCAATCTTAGCTGTTTCTCTAGCTGCTATAGGAGCTAACTTCTCAATTTCTACTTCTCGTTGAGCATCTTCTATTGCTTCGTCTGACTTAAGATACTCTTCGTTAGCTTTAGCTGCACTAAAGAAATTCTCTACTAGATCTTCAGAATATGGATCAATAGTTTCTTCTTGTGGTGGCATTAATTATTTACCTTTTTATCTTTTTTATTTTCAATCTGTCTTACATACTTTTCAATTTGATCTATAGGACCAAGATTAATCTCAATCTTCTGTCTGTTCTTAGGAGTAACGCTAAATATTCCAGCTTCACCTTCTCCAGGATCATCTTCATCAGCAAACATGGAATTGAAAGTATGCCAAAAGCTTCCATCGTGTGTGCCTTCAGGTATTTTTGGAAAATTAAATTCATCTCCAACAATCATTAAATTTCCATTTCTAACTACTACTCCTGATGATTCTCCAATAGTAAAAGCTGCTGCCATTCCAGGATCAAAAACAGATGACAACGCTTTAAGTGCCTGTCCAGTATCACTCATTTTACTTCTTTCATTCCCATAAACTAACTTCCAAGCATCACCATAATCTCGATAACTAGTTGGTCTTTTATTAATAAGAGCTTTATAAGCTGCTACTCTTACTGCATTAAGCACATCTGGAGACATGAATTTTTCTGTAATTGTAGATCTTAAATAACTAGGAACAGGTAAACCAGCTCGTTCTATTTGTGATGCTATCATCTGTCTAAGAGCTGCTATAGCATGAGAATCATAAATAGGAATAAGATTTTCTTTAAAGAACTTAGGTACATCATCAGGAACTTGTGGAGGCTTAACATCCTTAATATCCATAGAAAATCTACCAATATTTATTTCTTGACCAGCTCTGATTTTATTTACATTCTTTATATTATTAAGTTTTTGTAATTCTTGAACAGTCATACCATTGTTTTTAGCTATTTTAGATAAGGTATCTCCTTGTTTAATCTTATATATTCTAGGACTAATTCCTTTAGTATTACCCATCATTTGTATTTTACTGGCTTCAGCTTCAGATGCACCAAACATTTTTTGTAATGAAGCCACTTTTAGATTTGGACTATCTTCCACAATAGTTTTAGATTTAAGATGACTAGTTACATTACTAAGCCAATTTACATTTTTAGTTTTTTCTGCTTTGGATAGATTAGTATTAGCTAATGAGGATGGAGCATATACTTCTCCATACCACTTTAAGAATTCAGAAGTAAATTTTCCTTCTTGGATTGCTTTATTTTTATCTGGATTAGCATTAATTAATCCACGTTCTTTAGCATTAGTTACATTTCTAGTCTTGTTTGTTTCCCATAATTTAATATGTCGATCTATATGTTTAGATGTTTCTTCTCTGGCTTCAGCTATTGATATTTGTTCACCACTATCTCGTCTTCTTTTAAAATCTTCTGTAAACATTCCAAAAGGTATAGTAGCTTTTTCTTTTCCTTCTGCAAAGTAGATTGAATCAAGTAAACTTTCTTTAGGTGTCTGTGCTTCTATCTTAGAAGCTTTAGCTACAGGAAAAGGCCCAATGCCTCCATCTGAAATATTACTAGAAATATTAGTATCTTTTTCATTTAGATCCTCTTTGTCTTTAAAAGTAATAGATCTAGAACGCTCTTCTGGATCACCTCCAAGTTCTGTTTCTGAAGGAAGATGACGGCCTGTTTCTTTATCTGTACCATTATTATCAACAACAATTTGTTTTAATCTTTCCTCATCTATTTCACCATTTGGTTTCCTGAGAATTTTTCCATCATAAATACTTGGGATATGTGTTAATGCACCATTATTTATTCTGGAATCTTTAACCCCTATAGTATATTCAGTAGAAGTTCCACCTTCATTATTCTTAAGTTCTGGACGGCCTTCTGTTGTTACTCTACCAGTAGCCTCGCCTACATCAAAAGGTTCTTCGCCCCCAAAGATCATATCTGTAAGATTAAAAAAAGAAGAAGAAATATCATCTAGAATATTACCTCTATCTTTTTTATCTTGTTCTCTCTTACTTTTTTCAAACTCTTCAGGAGACATCTTTTTTAACTTCTTAATAGCTTTTGTTTGTTTTTCGGCAGAAGGAATAGGAATATCTTCTTTAGTTGTTGCTTTACTAATCACTTTCTCTTTACTAATTCCTTCTACTAAATCAGTCCATTGTTGTTTACTAGGAACTTGGTTTGCATCTAAGTGATCAAACAGAGCTTGTTTGTCTGCTATATCTTTATCTTTTTCTTTAGCATCTTGAATCTTATTAGGTGCTTGTTTAAATTCTATAGGAGAAGTTTTTAGTTTACCTTTTAACTCTTTAAGTTCTTCTTCTTTTAGTTTATTTTCATATACTACTAATTGTTCTATCATCTCTTTAGCTTGTTTCTTGTCTTGTACGACAATCTTTTGCATTTCATTTACATCATCTTGATTTAACTCAATCTCAGCTTTACCTGTTGGTTCAGTTGGTTGTGTAAATTCACCTACATTTAATTCTTGCTCAGCTTTTGGTGCTAAAGAGGGTAATGTTAATATTGTAGGGACTTTAAGCTCAGGTAGTTCTCCTATTTTTGCTTTTCCTTCAGGAAGACCTTGTCCTATTCCTTTTATTATAGCATCTATTCCAGCAGTCATAGCTTGCTGTATTTTGTTTAATCCATCTTCTGTTACTTCTCCTGTACCTTCTTTAGCAGCATCTTGTCTAGCAAGCTGTTCTGCTTGTCTGGCTATATCAAATCTAAGTTCATTTACACCCATAAGAACTGTTCGTAAATCTTCAGGGTTAAGATTAGCATCTGGATTTGCAAATTTAATTAATTCTGGTACTGACATATTTTCAAAATCTACATCTAAATCTGTTGGACGTACTTGTGATCCTAAAAATCTTTTCATAAGAGAAATAACAGTGTTATTATAAGTAGCAGTTCGCTCCTTATATATTTCTGTATTTCTTGTAATCTGATTACCTTCTTCTGATAAGAAATCTTTAAGAAGAGGTTTTGTCTCTGAAGCTAAAAATCCTGAAAGTATGAATTCATTAAGTTGTGGTTCAGTTCTTACAGTATGATTTAGAATTAAATCTCTAAGAGCTATATAAGAAGGGCTTCCTACTTTATATTTTATTTCACTATTTTGATAATTCTCAACCATAGTTCTAAAAGTATTAACTTCTTTTCCAGGTCTTCCATAGCTTTTAAGGACATCTACAGCAGCATCAATATTAGTAGGGTTTTGTTGAAATTCATCCCATGCTTTATTATAAGACTCCTCTTTAAGAGCTTTATCTTGATCTTCCTCTGCATCTTCAATAGCTTCTAAATGGTTATCACTATTGGTTGTAAAATTATCAAATATCTTTACAATTTCTTTAGCATCTTCATCTGTGTTAGAAGCTAATTTTCCTTTATTATAAAGCGTATTATAAGTAATCCCTTTATTATACTCACTCTTCATTATATTATGAATAACTGAAGGGTTACTTAAAATATCAGGATTAGTAGATAAGGTATGAAGTATTAATAGTTTATTCTCAGAAGGATCTATATCATCAAAGATATTCTTAATATCCTTACTCATAGCTTTAATCCAATATTTAGAGAAAGTCTGGTTAAAATCTGTAACACCAGTTTTTTCCATAAATTTAATAGCATCATTTATGGTATTCTGAACTGCTTGGATTACATCAACAGTCATTAAATCTTTCTCTACTTTAAATATATCCTTTTTTAATTCTATCTTTTTAGCATCTAGTTTAGTTTTAAACTTAAGTAATACTGAAGGATTCTGTATAGTACTACTAGCTCTAGCCCAGTAGTCATCAAATACATTATCTAAAGAAGTAATTTTAGCATCTGTAGTTATTTCCCTATTACTTACTAAGTTTTCTCCTTCTTCACCTTCACTCCAAAGATCAAGTTCGTCATAAATAGAATTAGATGTATTAAGATCAACCACGTTATTATAAGATTCTACAGCAATAGGAAGAAGACCTCCAGGTAATACCTCATTTCTTAAAGCTGCGTTTTCTGCTATTTTAGTGTCTTCTTTAATTCTTCGTTTTTTAGCAAAATCTGCTGCTGATCCTATAGCATCACCAAAAGTCTTTAATCCTTTATAGAGTTGTTGAGTTGCTCTACTATCATCTGCTGCTTTCTGTATCTGTACTTGAGTAACAGGAGAAGTAAGATCTGTAGAAACAGGATCTAGTCTAAATAACTTATCTGGAGAGGGCATATTTATGAGGTAGTAGAGGTAGTAGAGGTAGAAGATACTGTCCCAACTTTAGCATTAATAGCAGTTTGTAGTCCTGTACCTAAGATACTCAATCCAGTACCAAATAAACTTCCTCCAGTACTTAAGTTACTAAATGCAGCATTATTCTGACTTAAAGTATTCAATGTAATATTCGTATGTCTCGTTTCAAAGTCTCTCATTTTTGATACAAAGTTTAAATCTTTACGCACTAAAGCATTATAACCATGCCTTGCTATATTATTTTGTACTGCTTGGTAAGAACCTCCTTGTTTACCAAAAGTTCCTCCTGCACTTGCTTGCATAGCAGCACTCTTAGCTTTTTCTCTTCTTATAGCTTTTTTTAATTCAAAGTCATCTAATCCAAACTTCTTTAATTCTAATACTTGTTGTTGATTTAAATTTAAATGAGCATTATAACCAAGTTGATTATTTACAGCAGCTTGTCTATAAGCTTGTTGTCTTTGTTGAATAGCTTGGTATTCTGCTTGTTGATACTCATGAGCTGCTGTTCCTGCTTGAACCATGAATTGAGCAGCATATAAATAACCAAAATTCACTAATCAGCCACCTTACAGAACTCATAAAACTTTACGTTTCCTGAACTACCATTATTAACCATACGTTCCCCTATTATCTTAAATCCGCACCACTTGATCCACTTAAGGTGCATCTCATTCCTACTATCTATGATATTCCATAGATGAGGAAATAAAGTATTCATTCCATTAACTTCAGTTCTACTTTCTCTTAAGAAAGGTCTTTTGATTTTCTTTAGTTTATCTGAACCTAACATCCAGACGAGTCCTGTTTTCTTATCAGCAGGAACAACACCATACATACCAACAACTTGACCATAGTTATTTATGATAGACCGACAGACTCTCCCGAATAGATATCCAGTTAATAGAGATTGTTCTGGAGTCTTCCCTAGAGTATTAACTTCACGTTTATCTTCATACCTAAGATTAGGAGCTAACTCACATACATCGTGTAGCTGAGTAGCCCTATGAAATGGCTTCATATTATCTCCTGCCTACAGTTCTCACCACATAATTACCTTCCCAATCTGCACCAGTAAAAGCACAAGGAAGGTATGAGTCAGATATGAGTTCCATTTTTAGATCTCTGGAATCTGCCAATATAAGCTTTTTAAAGCTACCAGTTTCAAAAGGAATCGTACCAATCTTATTTAAAGGTGATCCTAAGATACGGCCTGTATAGACATGGCTAAACGCATCTCTTCCTGGAGCTGTCACCTGTAGTTTAAAGTAGCCAGTATTAAAGTAGTCTACATTGAACTTACGGATCTTCAAGACACCCCCTGAGAGAGAACTCAGTCTCCCCTGTACTTCACTCTTAATGGTAGGCTCAGTGAATTCATAGAGAAACCGGTATTCCTTACCGATAAAACATGAGTTAGCTGAGTGATCACCAGTAGCCGTGAGTGTAGTGGGAGTTGTCTGAGATACCCCTTGAACTATGTCTCCTTCCTTACCATCAAAAGCAGGACCAAAGAGCACTCTAAAGGTTGACCCAAAGTCATCAGGATAGGGTATAGTCCAAGAAGTAAGATCAGCACCGGAACTGTAAGTCCCTGTAACTTCTGTTAGTCTATCTAAATGAGGCTTAAAGGAAAGCTGAGTAGAACTCTCAGTTAGGTTTACAAGTTTAGCATCTTGTAAATTCATCTTATCTAGGTAAGTACCATCAGGTCTTACTATAATAAAATAAGCTACATTTTCTATAACTCTTATACCTATTACTTGTTCTTCATCTTTAAACTTCCATTTAGACCATGAGCTTAATTTCTTTACTCCTCTTTCAAAGAGCATTTTATACATAAAAACTTCATTTAAATTCTCATCAGACAAAGCAAAGAGAGTATCTCGATGAGGACTTAAATCAAATAATCTACCTTTAATATAACTAGGAATATGAGAAGTAATGTCTTCTGCCGTCTCTTCCTGTAGATCTTCAATCGTACCAAATTCCCTGACAACTGAGAACCCACTGGTATTAGTAGCAAAATAAAGTTTCCTACCATTTAATACAGGTTTAATAAGCTTGTCAGTTTCATACTCAGTTAAAAGAGATAGCTTGGCATTGGTAGGTGTGAGTCCACCAGCAGCAAACTGAGATAACTTGAACTGAGCAAAGTCACTGAAAAGATAGAGTTCTTCATTGAAAGCTATACCGTGATTCAGGATACTAACTTGATTACTTGGAGATGCCAAGTCAATCATATCGGTATCTAAAAGATCAGTAGCCGTAGTATTATAAAAATTAAAGAACTCTCCTAATTCAGAGAGTATAATATTTTCTCCTGCTAAGAAACCTAAACGGTTCTTATGGAAAAATAAATCATTTAGTTTTTCTGTAACAAAACTAGGGTCTGGAGCTGTTGTAGTATCTCCAGCTTTTCTATCGGTCCATGTGACTTGGGATAAGGAGAATACAGTTTCTCCAAAGTCAGCACCAAAAGCATCATCCCAAGGATCTTCAGAGGTTCTAATAAACTGGATAGGCATGGTACTGCCATCTATAGTATTAGCCAATCCTGGCTCTACAGTTTCTACCCATTCACCTACATCTTGATCAGCTTGGTTATTATGTTTAATCCAGTAATCATCAGTTCCAGAACTAGGATCTCCGGTAATTTTTACAATCATACCATCTTTAGTTCTTGAGGGAAGATCCGTAAAATCTACTACACTTTCCTTAACAGCTATACAGTTTCCTTCTGGAGCTTCTACATGAAGGGTAAAATCACTACCATCTTTTTTAGTTATATGAACATTTGAACTACCAAACTTGGTAACATTAAATGTAGTTCCAATATTAGTTGTTAACTCATTAAAACAATCTGTTATTTGAGTACCAGCATCATTACTAGCATTAATTGTAGACCTTAAAGTACCATCTACATAGACTAGAAAATCAGTAGCACTCGTAGCCTGTTTAAGAAATATAATACCTTCAGGATCTCTTTCATCTCCTGTAGTTGTTGATTTGGCAGTAGCTACAGTTTTGTTTAAGATAAATGTATAGTCAGCTACGGTAAATAATTTAATATTATCTCTAGCATCAACTGTAGTGATGTAAGTTAATACATCTCCTGTAGCTCCTGAGACGCTCTTAGATGTCCCATCTAAATCCCATACCTCCATTTCAGATCCTGAGAAATCAGAGCTAAAATCGGTACTGAATTGATCTGAGGTGATGCTGATAACATATTGCTCAGTTTCATCACGATTAATAAAATGTATATTAGCATCAGTATCAGTTTTATTACTTAGTTTAGCTACAAATTCTAAAGGAGGTCTTTTCTTTAACCCTTCTGCTATGGTAATTAAGCCATTTTCTTGAGTTTCACATTGGGAAGCCAACCTTAATGAAGGGGGCTGTTGTGAAACTCCATTAATTAAGTTGCTTATTTGTTCTGTTATTAGTGGCATTTACCATGTTTTCCTATAGAGCTTGGTGGTATTATACATGTCTCTTGTACCATACCCAACATTAAATCCAGAACGCTCTCCTTCATCATCTAGTAAGTCTGCATAAGCTTCTACTTCTTCTTGTCTATTTACTGCTTCGGCTGAGACTTGTCCAATAATTTCTTCTTGGAAAATCCTAGCAGCCTTAGTCGTAATGTATTGCCTAGCAGTTTGAGGTATATCTTCAAAATCTAACAGTGTAATTGTAACAGCATCATTTACAGAAGCAGTCCAAGTAAAAGTATTGTTACTTAAATCATAAAGAAAAGGAGATCCTTCTCTTCCTCTAATTGTAGTCAGCTTACTAGGAGAATAAATAGATAGAATTGTAGTTCCAAGTGGAATCCTACTATCAGAATCAAGAGATAATATTACATCCCATTCAGTATTGAAATGCCAGCCTTTCTGCTGTACTTCTCTATTGATGTTAGATATTAAATTCTTAGCTTGTGTTACGTCTACGGTGGTTGCTGTTTCTAAACTTGAAACTGCTGCTTCACCTACGGCAGCTAGTAGCATATTAACAGCTTCTAGTTCATTAACAGGAACTGTAGTAAAGTGTGACATTTTAAGTTACCAATCCCATACCCATAACTTGAGCAGTTCTAATAGTTAAATTATCTGTACTGTCTATATTAGCTACAAAAATAGAAACATAATCATTAGTAGCCATAGAAGCATATCCAAATGTAACAAGGTTAACTGAGTTAACTGTAGTAGCAGGAGAGAATCCTACTATTTTAGTACCTGTAATTAAGGTTCCGTTTTTATGTATAGCTAATCCAAATTCTTTATCGACAGCAGAGGTATCAATTTCTAAAGAAGCTGAGGCTAAAAATAAACAGTTAATTGTAGGAGTCCCTGTATATCTTAATCTGCCATCTGTATTTTCATCAAATTCATTTGCAGTAGGAGCTGTACTAAGAGTCCATGTTCCAGCCGTTCCTTCTACATACGTTCCAGCTCCAGCGATTGTAGTACCACCAGGAGTTGAAACATACATACTACCTTGTTTTGTTTGAGTTGTTTCAATGAAGTCACGCAGGTCCTGAGGGGTAATAGAACCAGCAGCCTGACTGTTTTGAAACAAGTTAGTAACTAAGTCGCTTACGGTTCTACTTGTATCAGTCATTGTATCTCCAAAATGTAAAAAAAAATGAGGAGCCTAAGTGTTATACCTTAGACCCCTCAAAAGGTTAACTTGAGGTTACGGTAGTACCACCACCAGAACCTTGTACAGACATACTGAACCCACAAGTAGCAGCTACAGCAGTAGACAAAGCTTTACCAGCCAGCCTTACCATAGCCTTAGCAGGAACAACGAAAGGAACATTTCCTGGAAAGGAGAATGAACCTGCATTGGTTCCACCATTACCACCACTAGCAGCAACTACGTCAGAGTCTTGCTCTACCAAAGTTACTTTAGCAACAGTACGCCACGATTCAGAGTTAGCTACACCAGAGGACTCAGCATGAGCCACCTGAAGAGCAATCTCAGCCGTACCTTGACCAGCAGCAACAGAATCTACATCATACCAGAAACCGTGAACATAGCCAGTATGACCAGCAGGAACTTTCCAAGTACAGTTACCTGACTCTTTAGAACCTGCATCAATGATAGCATGTACTCCACCACCAGTTACATCAGCGATAGTGATAGCACCAGCAGAAGCAAGTCCAGTACCAGAAGTTGTAATCTCAGCTTTCTGGATAAAGGAAATATTCTGCTCAGTCATTTCAACTTCAGTCGTACCGTTCAGGGTAATGACTTCAGTTGCTTGATCAAAGTTATCGTCAAGATATGTTACCGTTATGGTATTAGCACCAGTTCCAGCAGGAGAACCATCGTCATCAGTAGATGCAGATACTACATCAATATCTGCACCAGCAATAACAGGAAGAACCTGATCAGCATTGGTGTTGGTGATTGTTTCAAAAGATGTTCCAATAGTAGCGTTATCAGCATAAGGCTGAACTAATGTTACATTGGTAACAGTATTAGCAGCAACCGCTAAAGATTGGATATTAGCAATATCAGTCATAGTATAATATCCTTTCCTTAAGAGGTTTTAAGTTCAACACAACACTCAGGGCGAATGAAACTATGACCCATAGCATACTTAGCCACAATCCACCATCCTTGAAGTCTAATGTCGTATTCAGTTTCAACTGCTAGATTCAACAACTTAACAGTAGCTACTGCTGACTTGTGCATAACTAATGCCTTAGTCGTAGAGAAGTTACCTTCATGAGTTGTGACTCCAGTAGAATCACTGACAGTAGTAATAGGAAGATTGTTAGTTTTCACAAGATGAATACCAGCGATCTTCATAACTTCACCTTCTGCATATACTCCTCTTCCACCCCAATCGCGATTGATCAGGTCAGTCGTTTCTGCCATTAAGTAATATTGGGCAGGGCGTACATACATATATCTATCATTTTCAGGAACATTCTTCTCATCTAATTCTTCAGCAGCATCAAACAAGCCACCACCCAAAGTAGAACCGGAAGTTCCATAAGAGGAGTTAGTAAGTACAGCTCCACCGTTACCACTCGTAACGAGCGTAGAGGAACGTGCTCCTAACACACCTTCTTGAAGTACATTCTTATCCCATTGAGTACCAAGTATAATACCAGCCTCTTTAGCATAAATAGAACGTACATCATAATGATTCATAGCTTCGTCAAGGTTGTTGACAAAGTGATCTGCAAGTAACAGACCGTCAATAGGAATGACCTTCTCATTCTTATTGATTGCCGTACCATCAAGTTCAACAGCCGTAGTAGCAGTGCTACCTGAGCTATTAACATAAGCATATTCAACTGAAGCAGTTTTCCACACAAGTGGGAACTGAGCTGAAATACCTGAACTGATAGAACGGATAACGTGCTTGTCCATCGTAACACTTGCCTGTTCAAAAGCGGTCAATACTTCACCAGCATAGACCTTAAGAAACATAGCACTGGAATCACCAGCACTATTTTTTTGACCAGAGCGAGACATTACTTGAACAGGTGCTGTAGTTGCTGTTACACCCATAGCAAGTCTCCTTTAATTAAGTTAATAAAAAGTATCTATAACAAAAATTGCTATACTTCTTCATCAACTTTCAACTAAAGATTATCCACCTCAGCAGGTCTTTGTCTACTTGTTTAATTACTCTATAGCTCGTTGTGCTTTACTCTATCTTAAGTTTGACCTAAAGAAAAGACTTCAGATCTCTCAAGTTTATCCCTGACATCTTGGCGATAGGCCATGTCAGTTTCATATCTAGGATCTTTCATAGCTTCAGTTACCTGAGCATTACTACGAAAGACATCGGAGCTATCACTCATCCTCAGAGAAGTGTCTCCGCTTACAGTTTGTCCTTCATATCCTGAAGAATTCTGATAGTCAGCTTGGAGTCCTCTGGCAGTTAGCATTGCCAATTGAACATCACCACTATTAACAGCATTATCATAAGCTTGGATTTGTTCAGGAGAATAATTAGCTTGTGCCCATTCCACCATGTTCTGATAGTCACCAGAGCCACCTACAGAATCCTTTACCTGATTACCTATCTGTTGACCCAAAGCTTTTACTCCTTCAATGTAAGTATCAGCGTATTGCTTACTGATTCCAGCATCTTCTAAAAGTTTATAACTAGCATCCTTTAAACCACCAGTTTCCATGTATTCCTTTTGTAATGATTCCATATCAAAAGGAGCATCTTGAGTAGCTTGAGGAATACTTAGTTCTTCTTGTTCTTGTTCAGGAGAAGGAGAATGAAAGTTTCTTTCCAATTCATCATAACTTCTTCGCCATTCTTCATCTGACTTAAATTTTTCTGGCCTAAATGTTTCATCTACTACTTCAGGATCTTCTAAAGGAACTACACCTTGATCAATAGTATTCTCTGCAAGGGTAGCTTTTGATGCCATCTCCCTGTTGTACTCATCCATACTTTGGGGAGCTTCACTTTCAACTGTTATCTGGTTTGCCATATCGCTCTCCGTATGATTCTTTTATAGTTCCACTAGGAAGTTTAATCTTAGTGTAGGTAGAAGGAAGTCCATTCTTCGTAGCTACACCAGCTCGTTGTTCTACGATCTCCATTGTTCTATCTACTTCTTTGAACTGAGTCTTAGATGTAACACTGGTTTCTACTTTTTTATTTTTCTTACTGGGTTTTGTTGCCATCAGCCTGTCTCTCCCTTATCATTTCGCCAGCCTGATTAACAGCATTAGGTGTCGCTGCCAATCCTGCCTGAGCCATCATTTGTTGTTGTTGTTGAGCTTGCTGCTCCTGTTGAACTTGTTCTTCAGGTTTAATCAAGCCCTTCATGTCTATTCCAAAACCAACACCTAGTCTCTTAAGAGCATCACTAGCATTGGTATAAGTTAACACGGCTTCTGGACCTAGTATTGAGGCAGCAGTTTGTAGAAAGGTAGCCAGTTTATTAGCATCGTTACCTCTCCCTAGTGCCTCAAATCCTGTTATGATGACAGGCTCTACCGCACCTTCTGGTAGTTTGGGAAGTTTTTTCTCTCGTTCTAGTACAGCTATGATACGTTTAATGAGTGGTAACTGTAGCTCATGGGAAAGTAAACTATAGATTCCACCTAAAGAAGTCTCCAGTTCATTAGCTAAGAACCTGATCTCTTCTGCTGTTACTCTTTCAGCATCACGCTGGACACTCTGGTTCAGCATGAAAGCAGCAGCAAGTCTTCTTTCAGTTTGGGCTATAGTTTCCTGAGCTACTCTAAAATCATTAAACTTTTGCATCTGGAGTACTGATACATCATCAGCACTCCCTTGTCGTACTGCTAGGTTAGGAGCTTGAGAGATAGTCTTTAGTTTGGTTGTACCGTTAGGTCTGACAAGGAATATAGCTCTAGCTGCAGCAGCCGAACCTTCCAGGATTGCCTTGGATAAACCCTCAAGTGCTCTCAAGTCTCCTAAGTATTCTTCTACGAATCCTCTACCATAATCTTCACCATCAATTGAAGAGAACCTTAAAGCTAACCAAGGGTTCTTATCTAAAGGATAAGTAGAATTAGTATTAGGAATCTTCTTATCGTTAACTTCTTGGTGAACATATATCTTATTATCTTTTCTTCTTACTACTGTATATAAATTAAGTTGTTTCTCTTGACTGTCTGAACTAGTACCAGTTTCATTAGGAGGAGTACTACCAAAGACATCTTTGTAAAGCTCACGGCTCATCTTCTCTAGGACTATAACCTCAAGCATCTCTCCTTGAGGATCTCGCCTGACACAATACTGATCTAAATGAAATACTCTTACCTTGTTATTTTTATCAGCATGAAGAAGACAATTGCCAGTGATA